CGATCCAGCGTACCTGTACGCCCAGGAGACGATCAAGGTTCCGACGGGTGAAGTGTATAAGTCGGGCAAGAATATGGGCGAGCCCAAGTTCCGTAACGAACAGCGGGACAACGTGAACAAGCCCAAGTCCCGCATGGTCGATGCCTACTGGGTGTTCCATGGGTTCACCCGACCCCTTGAAGAATGGGCGAGCAGCACGCCGGGGCTGTACTCCGTGGACTCCGAGGTCATCAAGACCCTGACCGAGAACACGAACATCCCATTCCTCAAGACGCTGGGCCGAGTGACCGCGATCAGCAAGGACTTGGGCACGTACTTCATCAGCGACGACGGCGAGAAAGGCATGCTCACCCTGGTGGGTGACGACGGCTTGGTGCATCACAGCATCAACCACACCAGCACCGTGACTGGCCGCCTGTCTGGTAACGCACCCAACTTGCAGAACATCCCCAAGGGCAACAAGTCCAAGGCCAAGCAGATGTTCGTGTCCCGCTACCCCGGTGGTGACATTGGGCAGTCGGACTTCTCAAGCCTGGAAGTTTACTGCCAAGCGTGGCTGACTCGACCGAAGCTGCTGATTAAGGACTTGCTGGAAGGGCTAGACCTTCACTGCGTTCGGCTCGCCGCCAAGGAGCGCATGCCCTATGGCGACGTGCTGCGCCTCAGCAAGGGATACTTCACCGACGAGGGTACCTTCGTGGATGCTCTCGATGAATGGGACTACAAGCGCACGGGCGCCAAGGTGTTCTCGTTCCAACGGGCATACGGGGCTGGCAACGCCACCATCGCCAAGGCTACAGGCATGCCGCTTGAAGAAGTGGAAGCGCTGGCTAAGGCCGAGGACGAACGCTACCCCGAGATCAACGAATACTTTGCCGAACGTGAGAAGGAGATCGAGGCTAACGCCGTACCGACAACCAACTTCTCGGCGCACCCGCTTAACCCTGCCATCCGTGTGCAGACCAAGATCAGCCGCATCCGTACACCGGACGGCAAGCGGTACACCTTCCGCTCCCACCCGTCGCAGGGCTGGCAGTTGAAGCGAGGCATCACATCCTCATTCAGTCCGACCGAGCGTATGAACTACCCGGTGCAGGGCCTGGGCGCACAAGTAATGAAAGCAGCGATGTGGCTGGCTGTACGGGAATGGTACACACGGAGGAACTTCGGCGGGCAGTGCGTGCTGGTCAACACCGTGCATGATGCTTGTTACTTTGACACGTCTGCCGCCACCCGCGACGAGGCGGCTGCTCTGCTGCATGCCTGCATGTCTGCGGCTAGCCAGTGGATTGAGTTCTGGTTCAAGTGGGAACTGCCGCTGCCCGTGCCCAGCGACACCGTGCTAGGGAAGAACATGGGAGAAGAAAATAAATGCAACAGCGAGGAGTTCAAGACCCGCAGCAAGGAGCTACATGACGCAATCGTTAACAAATACTGCCCCGACCACAGGCCAAGCTGGGTGCGCTGAATGGGCTGGCCCGTGCGATAAGGACGGGTACGGTAAGACTTGGTGGCAAGGCAGACATGCCCGTGCCCACCGGGTATCCTACTGCAAAGCGCACGGCTTAGACTTAGCTGACATAGACGGGCAGCTAGTGCTTCACTCATGCGACAACCCACGCTGCGTTAATCCTCAGCACCTGCGTACAGGCACATCTGAGGACAACGCGCAGGATAAGGTGAACCGAGGGCGGGCACCAAAGACCGCCCCGTTCAACCGTAACTTGGATGACGCTACAGCGGCGGCCATCCGTAACGAGTACATACCAAGCGTAGGCAACCGCCCGAATCCAAACGGGTACTCGGGCCTAGGCAGGAAGTACAACCTATCCCCGCAAGCGGTCAAGCAGATCGTGCTGGGCAAAACATACCACACAAGGATTACCAATGAGCCAGTTTGATTTCACATCCATTGCCGATGAAGTCGCAGCGGTACAAGCCGATGCCAACGTAGCCAAGGCCGGCGGTGGCAGCTACACCCCGCCGCCCAAGGGCCTGGCCCGCCTGCGCTTCATCGGTTACATCGAGCTTGGCAAGCATGTCAAGAAGATTACCGGAAAGCCCGACAAGACCGAGGATCAAGCATGGCTGATCTTTGAGCTGAGCGGCAAGGGCTACGAGCCCAAGGTTCTGGACGACGGCACCAAGATTCCGTTCCGCATCACGGTCAAGTTGAACAAGAGCTTGAACGAGAAGGCCACCTACTACAAGTTGTTCAAGCGTATGAACTACGAGCAGAAGGCCACGCACTTCATCCAGCTCCTGGGCCAAGGCTACCTGGGCAACGTGGGCCACTTCGAGATTCCTGCCAAGGAAGCTGGTGGCCAGCCCACGATCATCGCCAACTTCCGCGATGACTCCGGCAACCTAACGATCCGCCCGCCGCGCGTTGAAACGATGGACGAGGAATCCGGCGATGTGGTCATCAAGCCCGTGCCCGTGCCCGATGCCATCAGCGACCAGCGCTGCTTCGTGTGGGATGCCAAGCCCGAATGGTTCGACAAGATGTGGCCCAGCATCTACATCCAGGACGACGACGAGCCAGCCGAGGAAGGTAAGGAGAAGCGCAGCCGCAACGTGTACCAGAACATGGTCAAGGAAGCGCTGAACTTCGAGGGCTCCCCCATCCACCAGTACCTGCTGGCCAAGGGCGCAGACCTGGGCATCCCTGATGCCGAGGATGCCAAGGGTGGCAAGGGCGCCGACGCTACCACGCCCGACAACGACGATCCACTTAACAACGTGGGCTAAGCACATGGACTTCACCGACATTGCAAACGAGGTCGGTGCAGCCAACGCCATCGAGCCGCAAGGCGTGCCCGTAGTCAAGGGCCGCCGTGTTCACATCGACGCCGACATGCTGGCCTACCAGTGTGGCGGCAACGATGATACTGATGTGGCTACTTCCCGCCGCATCCTCAAGAGTAAGATCGACTTGCTCAAGGATGCGGCAGGGGCCGAGAGAATCATGCTGCACATGACAGCGAGCGGCAGCACCAAGGGCAACCGCGCCGTGATCGCCTACACCAAGCCGTACCAAGGCCAGCGCAAGGGGCACCGCCCCAAGAACTGGCAGTACCTGCGGGACTACATGGCCGACGGTGTGGCCGGCCCGATCAAGCAGTGGTACGACCGCGAGGCTGACGACGGCTTCGGCTTCATCAGCGAGCAGTGCCCAGGCGATGTGATCGCCACCCGTGACAAGGACATGCGAATGCTCCCCGGCCTGCACCTGAACTGGGACACCTACGAACTGGTCGAGGTCAAGCCCGATGTGTTCGGTGCGGAGCATGGCGGCAAGCTGTACGGGCACAAGTGGTTCTGGACGCAGATGCTGTGGGGCGATACCGCCGACAACATCCCAGGCCTGCCCAAGCACCCGGACTTCCCGCGTGGCGTGGGCGAGGTAGCAGCAGGCAAGCTGCTGGCCTTTGCCGATGACGACGACAGCGCCGCGCACGCAGTGGCCCAGGCGTACAAGGCGCACTGGGGTGACGAGTGGGCCGACCGCTTTGTCGAGCAAGCCAGCCTGCTGTGGATTCGCCGCACGAACCAAGCACCCATCGCTGAGTGGGCGGCGTACCTGCCGGTAGGCCCTCAACTCAAAGACGCAATCGAGCGCATGCACCATCGTGTGGGCGCTTTACTGGAGGAAGCACGATGTCTATCCGACTGACAGAAGAACTCAAGGCCCAGGCCCTGGCCGTGGCTAGCCTGTACCAGCCCCTGCGCGAGCCGCTATTGGTGGGCTCCTGCGTGTGGCTGGGCGAGGGCAACGACATTGACGTGGTAATCTTTGTCGATGCTGCCGCAACCGACCGGGGCGGTGAACTGTGTAGTGTCGTAGTGTATGGTGGTATGATGGCATACAGGCACGGGCCGGTCAATGTCATCGCCGTTGACGACGAGCGCATATGGGCTGGCTGGGTGCATGCCGCCGAGGTGATGCCCATTGTGCCCAGGGAGCTGCTCAAGGAAAAGAAACTCCGCGTCGAGATGTGCGAGACACTACGAGCACATGGGGAGAAGCAGTGCCCGTCCGCTTAACCCAAGCTGCAACCAAGGCGTACCGCGAAGCCAAGCTCCGAGAGCAAGGCGGGCGGTGCGCCCTTACTGGCTACACGATCAGCGCTGCCGAGGCTGTGCTTGACCATTGCCACTCCACCGGCCATGTCCGGGGCGTGCTGCACCGTGGGGCGAACTCCCTGCTGGGCAAGATCGAGAACAACTACCGACGCTATGGCCTGTCCCTCCCGATGCTGCGCGCTATGGCCCCGGCCATTGCGGACTACATCGAGCGGGACTACAGCGCCAACGTGTTCTACCCAACCCATCGAACCGAGGACGAGAAGCGCGAGCTACGTAACAAGCGTGCCCGCGAAGCCCGGGCAAAGAAGAAAGGTGCCGAGTGCAAGTGACTAACCGCAAGGCGAAGGCCGGCGCTTATACGACCTACACATTGGAGGCGGTGATCGAGAACCAAAGCATAGTGGCCCAGCATACGATGCCAACCAATGCGTATGCTGGGCTGAACGCCAAGGATGCGAACGACCTGATCGAGTCCCAGCTTTGGCGGCAACTCATGCACAACATTGAACATCAACTCCGAAAGGTCGCTTATGCGCAAACCCAAAATCCTGACAGCCGACATTGAAACCCTGCCCATCGGCGCAAACGTGTGGGGCCTGTTCGACCAGAACGTCGGCCTCAACCAGATCAACGAGGACTGGGCCATGCTGTCCTTCGCCGCCAAGTATTACGGCGAGCGCAAGGTTCACTATGCTGACACCCGCAATGCGGTCGGCGGCATCCGTGACGACAAGGACATTGTGGCCCAGCTGATCGCGCTGCTGGATGACTGCGATGTGGTGGTCGGGCAGAACGTCAAGAAGTTCGACCTGCGTAAGCTGCGTGCCCGCGCTGTGATCCACGGCCTCAAGCCTTTCCGCGAGCCCAGGGTCATCGACACCATGCTGATGGCTAAGAGCATCGGGGCATTCACTAGCAACAAGCTGGAGTACCTGGCGGCCAACCTCACGGATGCGCCTAAGTCCAAGCACAACAAGTACCCAGGCTTTGAACTGTGGGCTGGCATAATGCGCAACGAGGACGCGGCCTGGGAGGAAATGAAGAAGTACAACATCCAGGACATTCGTGCCACCGAGAAGTTGTACCTCGCACTGCGCCCGTGGGCACGGGGCCTCCCCAACCTCGCCCAGTTCTACGACGATGGCCAGCGCCGCTGCCCGCGCTGCGGAAGCACCAACATCCACGAACACGGCACTGTCCACTCCAACGTCAGCGAGTACGTGCAGTACCTGTGCTCGGACTGCGGCGGCTACAGCCGGGGACGCTTTACCATCAACAGCAAGACCAAGAGAAAGGCTCTGCTCGCAACATGAACGAACACGATCCAACGGGCCGCGATGCCCATGCCACAGGTGCCAAGCTCGACGCGGGCAAGCCCCTCCCTGCTCTGGTCATCGGCAGCTTCGCCGCTGGCCTGATGGAGGTGGTGCAGGTAGGTACGGACGGTGCCCGCAAGTACACCCCGAACGGGTGGAAGGAAGTACCGGACGGGCCTACCCGCTACATGGAGGCGCTGTGGCGTCACCTCATGGCGCACATGGCAGGTGAAGTCCGCGACCCGCAGAGCGGCCACCGGCACATGGCCCACGTTGCGTGGAATGCTCTGGCGTACCTGACCCTCACTTTCAAGCGCAAGCGTAAAGGATAAGCATGCACACGACCCTCGCGGCAGCCTCTTTGTTCATCATGACTGCTATCTACCCACTGCGTTGGGATGACACCCCGCCCATGTCCGACGAGCGCCGCGAGGAAGTTCTCTACGACACCGTAGAAACCTTGCTGTTTACCGACGAGCAGAAGGCTGACCTGTACGCCCGCCTTGCCGAG